ATTGATTACCTCCTAAAATATGGTATTAAAAAATTCTAAATACTTTACTTATCTATAAGTATATACCAAACTTATGATAAAGTCAAGAAATTCCCTTAAAAAATAATTTTTAAATTTTTAATTTTAAAAAGATATTAATTTAATGATATTCTCAAATAAAAAAATACTATTAGCTATCGAAATATGATATAATAAACGAAATGAACAATTAAAGAAAGGAAGAGGATAAATATGGAAGATAATACAAATATTACTGAAAAAAAAGACTATAAAAAATGGGGAACGGGAATTTTAATTGTTGTCGTTATATTAGGTATTTTATGGAGCATTTTTGGTGGAAGAAAAACTACCGTTCAAAAAGTCGCTACATCTAATGTTTCAAATTCAGAAACTAAAAAAGCGGCATCTAAAACTTTTAAAACGGGAGAAAAGATAACTACTGAAGTTGCCGAAGTTATAATCGAAGGAAAACAAGTAAAAGATAAGTTAATGGATGAAACTGGTTATTTTGAAAATAAACCCAGTGCCGAAGGAAATAAATTTTTAATTTTATATGTGAATGTAAAAAACCTTACACAAGAGCCTTTAAATCTTAATTCTAGTAGCTTTATTTTGAATGCTTCTAGCACACAATCATTTTCACCTGTAACTCTACTTATAAAAAATAGCTTGTTTATTGATGCAATTAATCCAGGACAACAAGTGAAAAAACTAGTATTTTTTGATGTTCCTGCAGCAGTTGCTAATTCAAAAAATTTGAAAATAACTTTAGGAACAAATATTTCATCTAAAACTAGCGAAAATAAAGAGATAATTTCTGTTAACTTACAATAATATAATTTTCTTAAAATATGTTTCAAAAACATATAAAGTATTAAAGATTTTTCTATATTATTTTTATAGAAATGTCAATTGGAAATTTTTAAATTTATTACATCCCGAATTTAGTTACTTCCGAGCCAATTCAAAAATTTATTTTAGTTATTTTGTATATTACCTGTATACTACCTATGAAATTTTAAAATTTTTTATGACTAATATCCTGAAGTTTACAATAAAATTTTCAAAAACATATAAAAAAAATTACACTATATATTGTGCTTTTCTGATATACTTTTACCACAATATATAGTGTTAAATAATCTTATTTTTTCTTATTTAAATTTTTCATTTTTTTGTTATAATAATACAGTATCAAAAGTGATACTATAGAACTTATCAAAACAATTAAAAGGTTTTCTATCAGTGTTTTATCTCTCAACTGCTCTATCAGTGGTATTCTCTGCCATTTATTTTCTGATATTAATTTCTCAATATTTCTTTTGTATTGCCAATCTCTGTATGCCATAGAGAAAATTGAACTTATTGTGTAAAATAATATGAGATTAAGGATTCCCTTGTCTGCGTAATTTATTTCTTTACTTTTTTGAAAATCTTTATGCCTCTTATTTTTGAAAATTACATCTCTAATCGTTCTTCTTTCTCGAATCATTGTTATTTTCACCACCTACCAATTTATCTATAAAACGATCGATTGCTTTAGGTAATTTGTCTTCCAGTATTTCTATTAATAATTCGACGAAATATCCTGCAAATATAATCAATATCATTACAACTAAATGCAACGAGGGTATTTTTTTATACACGCCCAAATATGTTAAAACATATAACGCTAGCGCCATTGCCCCATATAAAATCCTTAATATGAATGGACTAATATCTAAATGATTATTAGCTCTGTATAATAAATTACCTAATGTTCCTAGAACTAGACCGTAAACTATAAATATAATATCTTTGATGTACTCTTCCATTATTGCTCCTTTAAAATATATTTGGATTTTCCTTTTTTTCAACATCAAACACTCTTTGAATTAATGTTTTTATATCAAATTCTTGTGATAAAATTTCAATCCCTTGTTCTAAAATTTCTTCACCAATTTCTTCTGCAAAATCAGGTATGAACTTTCTATCTATTTCTTTTTCTTTTTTTATGTAAGTTCTTAATTTTTCCCAGAATCTATCAGACACCTCATCAAGTTTATCAATTCCTTTTTTTGCTTTTTCTGTAAATTCTACTTTATAAATTCCCTTTAATATTAATTCTTTTACTTTATTTAAAATGTAAACTTTTGCTATTGTATTCATCTCTTTTCCTCCTATTTTAATTCTATGTGTGGGTAATCCTTAAATTTTCGCCAATCTCCACCCCACTCAATATTTATTTTCATCTCATCCGCAACCTTTTTTAAATGCTCCGCAACTTCTTTATATTTTTTGTTGTTATCCCAATCGATGTTTCCTGGAATTGACGGATCATAAATTGCAAAGTCGACAGCATGCCCATATCCGTCACTTTTAGCTTGGTGATTTGACTTATGCTTATACCCATCACAATTTGTTACAATTTTTCCAGGTTTTGTCCGTCCTTGACTATATAACTCTTTTTGATACTCTGCTGTTCTTAATCCCTGTACTATCATAAAGTCATGAGGACTACTAGATATCGCCCTCTTAAACAATTCTGAAAGTTTCGGATGAACTCCTTCTAGTCTTTTTAAACTTAATTTACTTAATACGTACATTTATATCACTTCCTTTATTTCTTCAACATTCAATATTACGTTATCTTTTTCAAATTTTACTCCAATAACTTTATATTTTTTACCGTCCAATTCTATTTCTGTGCATATCAATTTTTCTATATTCATTTAAATCACTCCTTTTTCTTTTATTAATTCCATATTTTTTAAATACTTAAACAATTTGACTGGACTGAACTGATAGCCAACCCTGTCCTTTAACGATTTCAATTTATATGTCAAGGTGAACTGTAAAGCATAATCTATTGCATTTAAACAAAACTCACTGCAAAAATATCTATCGTCATCTTGTACCTTATTAGCATAAAAAAACTGTCCTAAAATTCCTAGATAGTCGTATCCTTTGCCTTGTGCTGTTTTAAAAAACTCAATAATATCTTTCGCATCAACATTACTATCTAACTCATAAATATCCATATTTTTCAAATATTTAAATTTTTGTGTTCTTACTCCTCCAGGATTAGATAAAAATACTTGATTATTGTAAATAAATTCGGCGTGTGAATATCTTCCAAGTGTCCACAATGCTATCAAATGCCCTATCAGTCTCTTGGGCTTGTGGAAACATATATATAGCTTGTCTTTTTCTAATTCCATAATTTCTCCCTCTTGATTAATTTTGAAAAAAATCACTTACATTAAGTTCCGACATTTGCTCGATATTATATCGACTAATTCCAACTACTGCCATTTGTTCTGCCATGTCTGCAACTTCTACGATGTCCTGAATTTTTTTAGCCAAAACTTTTAATTCTGACCTGTTCAATTCTATAAATTCAACCAATCCTTTGTCATTTTGTACTTTTACTTTCTCAATCTTATCTTGTTCCAAAGTCCACATTAGCGACATTTTAAGAGATAAGCTATTTCTATTTCTTTCGTTATTCTCAAATGTGTATTTTTTGCTATCTTTTTCAATTTCAAGCGGCTGATTCAAAAAGTTTGATTTAGCTTCTGTTAAGTCTTTCAATGCTTTTTCCCTTAACTCTTTTAATTTTTTATTTAACAAATCATTATCAACTTTCCAAGTGTTGCTATTTTTATCCCAGATACTCCAGTCGTTCGGCTTTATAACAGTTTTAATTTCTTCATCCTCTAAATATTGTCCGTCTGATAAAATTAATATTCCCGCTTGAACTTGTTCTGAAATATTCATTTCTCTAATTTTTCCATTTTCAATAATTGGATTTTTAATTTCTGTGTAGGATATAAAATTTTCCCCTTCTCTATATTCACTACAATATTTCAATTTATCGGCTTCAAATTTTTTTTGAGATGGTGCTAAAAATATTCCTATTATATTCCCATTTTTATCGTATAAATATACTCTGAATCCTTCCATTTTTTTATTTCTCCTTTCAAATTTAATTCTGTGCTAACTTATGAATTTGCACGAAAATTTTAAGTATGAATATTGATTTTTAAAGGCTTTGAGATAATTTCGTTTTATACTTACATACAATTTTTATTAAATCACTAAAATCTAAAGTATGCATAAAGTCAACAAAATCAATAAAGATTTTTCAAAAATCTGAACAAATTCATAAATTTCTTTGCTGTTTGCTGTTAAAACCCTGCTTTTTTACGAATTTTTAACAACTTATTTTTTAACAACCGATAGCAAAATAGTTAAATGTTCCTATTTCGGTGCCTGCTGAGTTGTTTCCACTTAACCTGTAAAGCTTAAATTCAAAACCAGAATTATTTATATTTATGATACTTGTTAAGTTTTCCGTTTCCTCATTGCTTCCTACATTTTGGACAAAAACTCCGAGGCATTTTTTCTTGAAAGATTTTTCAAAATTATGTCTAAACATACCAGAAAATGTTCCGACTGCAGTATTTCCAACGTTAAAATTGACAGTCCCTGTTTTTAGTGTTAAATTATTTGTATTTTCGAACAAATTTTCTAATTTGTCTGAAAGTCCAACATTCGTAATATCCACAAATTTAGTAATATCAAAACTCGTACTTGTGTGAGTCTGTATACATTTATATATTTTCCCATCTGTTAAATCATTTATGTACCATTTCCCAGCTTCTTTGCTTTCAACTTTACTTACATACCCACCTAAAGATTGTCCTATTGCTTGTTTCCAAGTTTCTGCATCTATCACATTTCCTGTTTCTGTGCCGAATTTAACAATTCCTGCTTTTTCTGTTGTTGCGCTCGAAGTTTGACTGTCGAGATGTTCCAATATCTCATACAACTTCATAAAATTCCTTGATACCTTTCTCAAATCAGCAACCGTGTCTAACTGAAATAGCTCAAAAAGTTCGTTTTTAGTACTTGGCGGTATAAAAGTATTTTCATCTATATTTTTTATTAAATCTAATGTTGCTTGTTTCATTTTATCTCCTTTCAATTAATACACAATTTTTACATCATACCAAACTGGAATGACTTCATAAATCAATTCTAGCCAGTATTCCAAATATTCTTTATCTACAATGGATGAATGGAAATTTACTACATATTGGAAATTATTCTTATCATTTGTTATTGTTACACTATCATTGAAAATAAAATACAACTTCATTGTATCTTCAAAATACTTTAGAGTGGTCGATCGCCTTAAAATTCTTTTTGCTATAATTCTGTTTATTTTAAATATTGTTGCCAAATTTTTACTTGAGACTAATCCATATTTTCCCTCTAATTTTTCCAAAATTTCGCTTCTTGCCGTTGTAAATCTTCTGTTTTTTATTAAAGTTCCTATTTTAAATTCCAATGATTTTAGCTCGACATCTGCAAAATGAAATATATCCTGAATGAGAAATGAATTTCTGAATATTCCTGGAAGTGATTTTATCATACTGTTGTAATAATCATTTTTAGCAAGATTATACATAACATCCGCATAATCGTCATCATATATGAAGAGTATCGGAAATTGCTTTTCAGTAATCTTTTGCTTGAAATTTACATAGTCATCTAATCCTACAAAGAATGAAAAATCACTTACTGTATAATTCAATAGCTCTAACGCTGTCATTTCAGATAATTTTTTGGTATGTTTAACAAAATTTGCTGTTTTAGGATTACTTTTAATCATAGCAAACTCTTTATCTCTACCATCATTTACAAAATCCCTCACATAGAAATTTGATAATTCATTTTCACTAAAATTATCTTTAATATATTCGGTTGACTTTTGGTGTACATTTTTTGCCATTAGTTTCTAAATCCAATCACATAAAAATTTTTGGCGATTTCATATTGCATTAAAGCATAAATTATAACCTCATCTCTTGCGTCAAAAGTAGCATAATTTATTAAATTTCCACCAGTTATTGAATCATAAATTCCAATTCCTATTACACGCCCCCAGTCTTCCCTTGCTTCAGGAAATTTTACTGAAGCCAAGTTACTTGTTTCATTCGATGTTGTTGATCCAAAATTTATAGCCCTTCTTGCATACGAAGCTGAAACAAGCTCTGTAGCATTTTCTTTTCCATTTTCTCCCGTTGTAACTGCTGTCAAAAGCCCAGCATAATA